TTATGAGGAAATGAGAATGAAGACACTACTAAGTGACACCTTAAAACCGGCCGAAAAAGTAATTGACCCATTGACCGATGAACTGGGTCTGGAAGAACAATTTGTCAATCCAGTAATCATGGATGACAAGATGTTGTATGATGAAGACTTGGACAGCGAGACAGTCAAGGCACTATCACACGCATTGGAACTTGACTACATTGAGAAATGGAAAGTCTTTGCACAGATGAAACTCTTGGAAAGAAACTTTGCTGTTGCGGAACAGGCTAGAATTGCATTGCGTGACCAACTTATTATTGCTAATGCCAATGTACAAATTCTACTGAGGAACTACGAAGAGAAGAAGATTGGGTTAGACTTTGAACTATCAGCTAAACTGTCAGCATTAGAAGAGTTGAAAGAACTCCGCGCTGAAAATAAGAGGGTATTAACTGGAGGCAAAAAGAAACCCAAAATAAAAGAGGTCTAGAAGGGTTTATTATAAATAGTGGAATAAAATAGGATTATGGAAAGAACATTATGTCAATGACATCTTTTTTATCATATTTGAATGAGGATTCAAACGGTAAAAATTTGCACTTAGAACACCTAGAAGATGAAATTCTTAATTTCGGAATAGGTGGTGCTAGGGGTGCAATCAACTTTTTGCAGGCATTGAGAGATATGATGGCTGGGCATTCTCGTTCGGCTGTTAATATGACAGTCAAATGGGATGGCGCTCCTGCTATATTTGCTGGTGTCGATCCTAGTGACGGTAAATTCTTTGTCGCAAAGAAATCCGTGTTTAATAAGTCTCCACTATTATATAAGACCACGCAAGAAATCACCAAAGACCCCAAACTTCCAACCGGACTAAAGGCGCCTTTCATTGTCGCCTTACAGGAATTTTCTAAACTGGGTATTCGGAATGTACTACAGGGTGACCTCATGTTCACTACTGCTTCTTTGGAAAACGAAATCATTGATGGTGAGAAATACACCACGTTTCAACCCAACACGATTGTGTATGCAGTACCCAAAGGTTCGGACTTGGACAATGAGATACGCAAAACAAAAATCGGTGTAGTATGGCACACAACATACACAGGTGATTCATTGCAGGCTATGAAGGCATCTTTTGGTGCGAACATATCCTCTCTAAAAAAACAAAGAACAGTTTGGATGGATGATGCCACATACAAGGATACCAGTGGTACGTCTACATTCACACAGGCCGAGACCGCCTCTATTACCGCGAAGTTGAGTCAGGTCGGCAAGATATTCCAAACAATCAATTCGGGCCAACTGACTAGATTCTTGTCATTGCAATCAAGTTTCACTGGTAAGTTTATTGGTGCCAGTATTAAGACATACTATAATTCAAAGGTCAAGGTCGGACAGAAAGTAACAAATGTGTCCGGTTATGTGTCCGGTTATACTGATTGGGTCGAGGGTAAATTCGACATAGAGATAAATAAACTAAAGACCGAATCTAATCAGAAAAAATTGGAAATTAAGAAGAAAGAAACCATACGAGAGTTGAAATCATATAGTACTCTTATTACCAATATAATATTATATCAGAATGCATTGATTGATGCTAAACAAATGATTATCAATAAATTAAACAAGGTAAAACAATTAACTAATACTTTCGTTAGGACTAAACAGGGGTTCAAGGTTACTAATCCAGAGGGATATGTTGCCATAGATAGGGTAACTGGTAACGCTGTTAAGTTGGTCGATAGGATGGAGTTTAGTTACAATAACTTTACCGCAATAAAGGCGTGGGACAGATGAAGACATTAGTATATGCATTTGGTAGAATGAACCCGCCTACCAATGGCCATGGGAAACTGGTGCAAAAAGTCAAGCAGATTGCTCAACAAAATAAAGCAGACCATCTTATCGTAGTGAGTCATACTCAGGATAAACACAAGAATCCTTTGAGTCCTAAACGCAAGGTCGCACACCTAAAAAAGATGTTCCCCAATACCAATGTTAAATCCTCCGACACGCAGAACCCCAACTTCATACGACAACTCGCATTGTTATCTGATAAATATGATAAGGTTATTATGATTGCTGGTTCAGATAGGGTGTCAGAATTTCAACGTATATTAACGAAGTACAATGGCAAGGATTTTACGTTTGATGAAATAACAGTAGTTTCTGCTGGTGCTAGAGACCCAGATGCCGAAGGCGTTTCTGGGATGAGTGCTAGTAAGATGCGACTGTTTGTTAAAAACAACGATTTTAAATCTTTCAAGAGAGGCCTACCCGCTGGTTACACTGGTTCTCAGTCACTGTTTAACGATGTGAAGAAAGGTATGGAGTTAAAAGAAAACACACACTACTCTTTCTCACAATACATAAAGGAATAAAAAACATGTCAAAATATTTAGAAGGGTTATTACCCGACAACGGGCTAGAATGGAACCCTACCTCAGCACCTCACGAAGGCCAAACATGGGGACTTTACGGACTTAAAACGAACGGGCCAGGCATATCAGAACCCAATGACCTGCCTGACGGTTACTATGAGGAGATTGCTTTACGGCCGGAACTCCTTGCTGTGATATCAGAAGACGAAGGTTGTAAATATGAAGTGTACTTAGACCACCTCGGTTATCCTACAGTTGGTATTGGACACCTCATAAAAGCAGATGACGCAGAAGTAAAACTGGAAGTTGGTGATGCGGTCACCAAAGAAAGAGTCGAAGAGTTGTTCGTTCAAGACATACAAATTGCATGTAGGGATTGTGTTAACTTGTATGGCTGGTCTGGATTTTGCGAATGGCCTGAAGAAGTTCAGAATATCAATATTAACATGGTGTTTAATATGGGTATGACTCGCCTGTCAAAATTCAAGAATATGCACAAAGCTTTGGAAAGTCAAGATTGGGCAAAAGCTGCTGTAGAAGGTAGAGATTCAAAATGGTACAAGCAAGTAACCAACCGGGCAGAAAGGTTAATGTCCACTCTAGAGAAACTATAGAAAGGGAAAAATAGATGGACTTAGTGCAATTTGTAGTAGATTTGGCAATTCAGTTTTGGCAATTCACATTAGCCATTATCATAATCCTTATAGGTGCAGCAATAAACGCGCTGGACTTAAAGGAAAGGAACGAGTTAACATTTAATGCAAAGGATATGCCACAACTAAAACCACTGCCGATGGAAACTAAGGGCAAAGGATTTTGGGGTGGAGTACTTGCATGGTTGACGGGTTCTAGGAACTGGGAGTTAACTAAAGACTTTAACTATACGATTGATGGTGTTGGATATGTTATACCAAAGGGATTTCAATTTGACGGTGCAAGTATACCAAAATTTATGAGAACTTTTTTCTCTCCAGTTGGTGTAATGTTAATCGGTGGATTGGTTCACGATTATGGGTATAAGTATGAGACACTATTATTAAAAGGCAAGAAGAAAAACATTGGAATCAAAGACCAAAAATGGATGGATGAAACATTCAGAGATATTAATATCAATGTTAACGGATTTTACACTATGAACTATCTTGCATATTGGACACTGCGGTTGGGTGGATTTGTTGCATGGAGAGGACACAGAAAACGTAATATCCAAATTGACTAAGGGGTAGATTTTGTTGTCTGTACTGAGAGATGTTTATTTAGCGATGGCGAGGCCTTTGACGGCCCCGCTGTTGTTGCCTGAGTTTAATCTAGTAGAGGAATACGAGGATAAACTTAAACAACTAAACGAACTGTTTTACAACGGAATGATTACCTTTGCCGAGTATGATGAGATGGTAGAAGATTTTCGAGATGTAGATGCAATTAGAAATCATATCAAGGACGAAAAAATGAAAGTCTTTGCTCCGATGATAGTCGAAAATTGCAAACCACTTATACAAAGTTATAAATAGGATTACTATGAAGAAATTTACCGATTTTGCTGAACTGCCACCAAGTACACTTGAAGAGGGTATTAATGACCCCGCAATTTTCAAGGCTATTTTTCTCGCCGGCGGGCCTGGCAGTGGCAAATCGTTTATCGTAGGAAAGACTGCTCTTCCAGCACTTGGATTCAAGGTTGTAAATTCTGACTTTGCATTTGAATCTGCCCTAAAGAAAGCTGGGATGGAGATGAATGTTGATTCCATATACTCAACCAAAGGTCAATCTCTCAGAGACCGCGCTACGAAACTTACTGCTGCCAGAAAGAGTAATTACCTCACGGGTAAACTTGGTTTAGTTATTGATGGTACGGGTAAGAACTATGACAAAATCAGGAAA